GGTCATTCGCGAGCCCGACGCACGTGTCCCGGAACGGTTTTGAACTGCAGGGACACACCCGGGACACAGGGGACACACCATGGCCATGAGCGTGCGAGACATGGCCGCCGCGCTGGGCGTGAGCAAGAGCCAAGTGGCGCGGGACAAGCTGGACGGCATGCCGATGAACGACGTGGCGGCCGCCAGCGCCTGGCGCGAGGCCAACCGCGATATCGCGAAGTCCGTCGAGGGCCGCATTGATCGCCCTGGCGTCATCAATACCACCCGAGCGGCCGTTGGTGCGTTGGCAGGCACAGCTGGGGCGGGCGCTGCCGATGCGGCGCCCGCCGGTGATCCCGAAGACAAGGACGACGAATCCGACGAGATCAAGGCGACCGACACCGCCGCCTACCGCCAGGCTCGCACCGAGCGCGAGCAGATCCGCCGCGACCGCGAGCGCATGGAACTGGACCAGGCGCGCGGCCAGCTGATCGATGCGACTGAAGCGGCCCGCCTGGCCTTCACCAGCTTCCGGGCGCTGCGCGATGCGGTGCTCAACGCACCGGCCCGACTGGCGCCGCTGTGCGCTGAGGAGACCGACGCCATGCGCATCGAGCAGCTGATCGAGACCGAGCTGACCGCCGCCCTCAACCGCGTCAACCCCGAACGGCTGTTGGCCGAGGTCGACACAGGCGACGATGAAGGCGATTGAGCCATGGATGCTGGCCGGCCGCACCCTGCTGGCGCGGTCCATCGCCGATGCGCTGCGGCCCGACGCCAAGATCTGGGTGGACGAGTGGGCCGAGGCGAATCGCATCCTGCCGCCGGACACGCCGGAGCCTGGCCCCTATCGCAACCGGCGCACACCGTACCTGATCGACATCCAGCGCACGATGTCGCCCGGCAGCCCCTACCGCGAGGGCTGGTGGATGAAGCCCCACCAGGTGGGCGGCAGCGTCACGGGTGAGAACCTCATCGGCAGCTGGATCTGCACCGCGGCCGGGTCCATCCTGGTGATCTTCCCGACGTTGGACGATGGCAAACAGTGGGAGCTGACGCGCTTCGAGCCGATGCGCGCCAACACCCGCGCGCTGCGGCGCCGCATCCGCGCCGCCGACGTGAAGGGCAGCGACAACACCAAGCTGCGCAAGAAGTACCCCGGCGGCGTGATGCGCCTGGTCGGCGCCAACCGTGTCGGCGCACTCAAGAGCGCCACCATCCGCTACGTCAAGTTCGAGGAGCCTGACGAGTACCCCATCCTTGAGCAGGGCACCGTCACCGGCCTGGCCATAGCGCGCACTGCCAACTTCGGGCGCAAGGCCAAAATCTACGGCGACGGCACGCCCACCTTCGAGGGCCGCAGCGAGATCCAGCGCCAGGTCCTGCGCGGCGACCAGCGCAAGTGGCACATGCACTGCCCGGACTGCGGGCTCGCCCAGCCGCTGGTGTGGCCGCAACTGAAGTGGATCGATGGCGACCCGGCCAGCGCCCGCTACGCGTGCATCGCCTGCGGCGCGCTCAACGACGAGACCACCTGGAAGGCGAACAACTACGGGCCGCGGCTGCCCGGCATGACCGAGGCCGAGGCCAAGGCCGCCGGCCTGGCGTACTGGGAGGCCACCGCCGTCGGTGAACCTGGCGTGGCCAGCTGGCTCGGCCTGGAGGCCCTGGCGGCGCCGGTCGGCTGGCGCCCGTGGGCCGGCCTGGTGGTCGATTGGCTCGGCGCCCAGGGCGACGAGGACAAGCTCAAGACCTTTGTCAACAACATGCGCGGGCTGCCGTATGCAAGCACCGTGCGCAGCGAGATCGACGCGTCCCAACTGCAGCAGCGCGCTGAGCAGTACGACGTCATGACCTGCCCGGCCGGCGGCCTGATCTGCCTGGCCGGCGTGGACACGCAGGACAACCGCCTGGCGGTGGTCATCCGGGCCTTCGGCCGGGGCGAGCAATCGTGGGGCGTGTGGCATGGCGAAATCTTCGGCGACACCTCGGCGCCCGAGACCTGGGCCAAGCTGCGCGAGCTGCTGGACGCACCCATCCGGCACGCCAGCGGGCAGACCATGCGGGTCGACGCGGCGGCCATCGATGCCGGCGGCCACCGCGGCGAGGACGTCTACGCGTTTTGCCGCGACGCCCAGCTCCGCGGCCGGCACTGGTTTGCCATCCGCGGCGCCAAGAGCTACGACGCCCCCAAGCTGGGCCGACCCAAGACCATCACCTTTACCTGGCGCGGGCAGCCGGTACCGGGCGGCGCCGAACTGCGCTTCGTGGGCACGCAGGCCATCAAGAACCTGATCGACAGCCGGCTCAAGCTCACGCTGGACGGCGGCGGCAAGTACCACTTCCCGCTCGGCTTCACCGAGGACTACTACAAGCAGGTGCGCAGCGAACGCCGCGAATGGCGGCGCGACATGCAGGGCCACAAAGCGCTTTGGTGGGTACCCGGCAAAGACCGCAACGAGTACTGGGACTGCGAGGTCTACGTCTACGCCGCATTCCTGTACGCCATGAGCGGCCGCCACGCCGAGGCCGTGTGGGTGGCGCGCGAGCGGCTGTTCGGCCAGGCCCGCCAGCTCGAGCTTCTGGACGACGGCGCGCCAGCCCCGGCCGCCGCGCCCACGCCAGCGGCCGAAGGCGCGGTGCCACCAACGCCTGCCGACGCTGAAGAACAGACAGAAACCGACCCGCCAGAAGACACCGCTGCCGCCGCGCCACCAACGCCTGCACGCGCCACGACACCGCCGCCCGCCTGGCAGCAGCTGCGCCAACCACCCCCCCGCCGCCGCGGCTTTGCCCGGCGCTGGTAATCCACATCTGAAGGAGCATCCCCATGGGCCTGCTGAGCGACTATGCGCAAAACAAGGTCAGCGATGCGCTGCTGCGGGGCCAGGCCCTGTCGGCGCCCGCCACGCTGTACTTCGCCTTGCTGAAGTGCACCAAGGGCGCGCGGGCCAACAGCACGGCCTACGCGCTCAACGACACGCTGGCCGTGGTGGCCACGGACAGCAAGATCCACCTTTACAAGGTAACCACGGCGGGCACCTCGGCCGCGTCACAGCCGGGCACCTACGCAGGCGCCGCGAACGAAGTCATCACCGACGGCACCGCTGTGATGACCGAGCAGAACTCCGCGCTGGACGCCGGCACCGCCATCGTGGAACCCAGCGGCGGCGCCTACGCCCGCCCATCGGTGGTGGCCAACCTCACCAACTGGTCTGGCACACAGGGTGCGGGCACTACCGTGGCCAGCACCGGCACCGGCGGCGCCAGCAGCAACAACGGCGCGGTGGCCTTTGCCACGCCCAGCGCAGACTGGGTCACCGGCACCGAGAAGCTGTGGGGCTGGGCCCTGTTCGACGCCCTGTCCGGCGGCAACCTGTGGATGTGGGCCCCGCTCAACACCCTGCAGTCGGTGCTCAACGGCCAGGCCGCGCCCAGCTTCGCGGCCGGCGCGATCCAGACCACCCTCGGCAACTGAGCGCCGCCGTGATCCGCATCTGCTTCCGCTACGGCGACACCCGCCTGTTTGCGCGGGTGGTCTGCGCCCTGCGCGGGGGTGACAGCGCGCACGTCGAAGTGGCGCACCGCTGGGCGGCTGACATGCACGATTGCGTCAGCGCATCGTGGCTGGACGGCGGCGTGCGCGGCAAGCTCATCCAGATGTCAGCGGCCAAGTGGCGCGTGTACGAAGTGCCCGGCAACCCGGACGACGTGCGCGCCTGGCTTGAAACGCACGCCGGCCAGGGCTACGACTGGGTGTCGTTCCTCGGCTTCGGCATCCTGCGGCGCATCCGTGGGTCTGCCCGCCGCTGGTTTTGCAGCGAAGTGGCCGCGGATCTGCTGTGGCTGCGGGCTGCGAATCGTTGGGACCTGTTCGACCTGGAGTCGGTGTGCCAGCGCCTGTGCAAGGCCGGGCTGGGCAGGCAGGTGCGATGAGCGCCCGGTGGCGTTGGAACAACTGCTTCATATGGGCGCACGCCGCGTACCTGCGCATGCGCGCCGAGTGGTATCTGCACGGCCGCCCGATGGACCGCGAGCCGGTGATCTACGCCAGGCCCAGCGACGTGCCGCCCTACAGCACCAACCACTGGCTGGTGGCGTACATCAACCGCAGCACCGGCCAACTGTCCGAGATCCGCAGCTTCAAGCCTGACGCTCCATCCGCCAACACCTGGGCGCGCGTGTGGATGCGGCTGCTGTTCAAGGGCAGCGTGAAGCATGGCGACCCGCCGCCACCCGAAAAGGACAACCACCCATGACGCCCCAAGCCATCCGCGACGCCATCTCCGCATCGCCCGATCTGCTGGCCATGGCCACCTGAACATCACTAGGAGATCATCATGTCATTCGACACAGACGAACAACGCGCCATCCTTAAGGCGCACATCCTCAATACCCCCGCGCTGGCCGCCAAGGCCGTCGGCGCTAATGCTGACTTCACGGGCCTTGCGGCCGCCCTGAACGCAGTCAGCGCGCAGCGTGCATGGCTGGAATCGGCGTCTGTTGGCGCTGTGGACGACGCCCCAAGCTATACCGATTTCGATACGCTGTCGGCCGGTAAAAGGGACTCGTGGGCCTTGTTTTTGCGCACCGCGCGCAACTTCGCGCGCGGTAAAGTCCGCTCGTGGGTTACCGACGTGTGGGGCCTTGCGGTGGCCAGCAGCAACGCCGAGAAAATCCTGCTGGCCGGCACCGAGCTGGCGACGGTGGCCCAGGTCGTCATCGGCGGCACGACCCGCACGACGGGCACGGTCGCTGCAATCGTGCGCAACTGGACCGGCACTGTATCGATTCAAGACCTCAACGACATGGCGTTTGCCTGATGCGTGAAATCAAGGTAGCGGTATGCGTGCCAACCGCGGGGACGGTGCGGATGAGCTTCGCCCACTCCCTGTGTGGCATGCTGACATACATCGCTGCCAAGGGCGTGCCGACGATTAGTGACGCATCGGTTTCGTTGTCCCTGAAGGTGATGGAGTCCTCGAACTGGATCACCAACCGCGAGAAGCTCGGCCGAATGGCACTGGACTGCGGCGACACGCATCTGATGTTCTTGGACGACGACATGGTGTTCGAGCCGCAGATGCTGGAGATCATGCTCGGGCGTAGGCAACCCATAGTGGTCACCAATTACCTAATAAAGACCGAGCCGGCCAAGGATTTTGTCGCGGTCAGCCTGGACGGGCAGCGGGTGCCAACGAAGCAGGACTCGACCGGGCTCGTACCGTTGAGTTATTCAGGATTCGGCGTTTCGCTGATTACGACCGACGTGTTCCACAGAATCCCGCAGCCGTGGTTTCTGCCGGACTTCAATGCGGAGACCGGCGACTACACCACCGAGGACAACCCGTTTTTCCGCAAGGCTCGCGAAGCTGGCTTCGATGTGTACCTGGACCAAGAGGCGAGCAAATTGGTCTCGCACGTCGGCAGCAAGACGTGGAATTACAAAGAGGTGAAATATGCCTGACGCATCAATGAAGGTCGCGATGGGCGCGTCCATCGCACACATCGTTTCTACCAGTGCGGGATCAATGACGGCCGGCGCGATCAGCAGCGCCACATCCGGAGCGTCGATGTCAGCGCTGGTGGGCACCGGGAACCTATCCAGCTACCCGCGCTGCGATCTGGTCCTTCGGATCAGCAACACGACGACGACCTCCAGCACGGCGATGAACATCCCGGTTTATCGGCGCGACATCAATGTAGGCGGGGTTGCTGGGAACGACAACACGATCCCGCAGGCGAACAACTCAAACACGTTCGTCGGGTCGCTCCCCTATCCCGCCACGGCGTCAGGCGATTACTACATGGATCTGATTGACGTGCCGTTGCCGGGCGGGAATACGGACTGTGAGTTCTACATCCAAAACAACCTGACGAACACCATCGCGGCGAACTCGTGGAGCCTGACGGTGTTTCCGAAGACGGATGTCGGCGCGACTGCGTAGGGCCCTGCCGTGTTGGTCACTCGCAAGCCGTGGACGCGCCAGCCACCGCCAGGGGCAAGAGCTGCTTTGACGAACCGCTTGTCATCGCTATGCGTGATAGAAACGCTGAGTGACGCTGCGAGAATGTACGCATTGACCGCCGTTGGCACAAAGCCAACGATTACTGGCATGGGACGCGGCAGAGGGTTCGGGCCTACGGTTGGAGCCGGATCGACTGACCGTGTACTGACTAGTGCCATAGCTAGAGCAGAACAAACCTTTGTCGTTGTTGGAGTAAGGACAGGAAACGGCGGTAATGGCTTTGGGCGTTATTTTCAGTCAGGCGTTACTGGTGTTGACCCATGCGAGGTGTTCTATGATTCAGGCGGCGGGGTTACGGTATTCCAGCGGTTTTCAAACAACATTGCACAATTCGTATGGGCAGACCCCGGCGCAAACGTACCATTTTGTACGGTTGTCAGTTACTCCGCCCTTGCGGCTGGCTGGACTCCGCTAGTAGTAACAAACGGCAAGCGTAATAGTGTTACTACAACCGTTGCGGCTACTGGCGCAGCGAGCGCTGTCCAGGGCACCATTTCTGTAGGGAACAGGGAAGGCGGCGGCGATAGGCATTGGAACGGCCATTGGCTGTTGTTTGCCGAAATAGGGAGGGCCGCATCTGAAGCTGAATGCATATCGCTATCTCTAAACCCCTGGCAGCTATTCGCCCCCCGCCGCATCTTCGTCCCCGTCACCGCAGCCGGTGGCGGCGTTGCTCTAACCAGCTCGGCTGGTCTTGCCACCACCGTCGGTGCCGCCGCGCTGACCACCCAGGCCGCGCTGGCCGGTGCGGGCGCATCGGCCGCCGCCGGTCTGGCGGCGCTGTCCGTCGGTAGCGCGGGCGCCACCCTGGCCAGCTCGGCTGGTGCGCTGCAGGCGTCTGCAGTGGCATCGCTCACCACGCGGGCCGCGTTGGCTGCAGCCGGCCCGGCTGTTGCATCCGCCAGCGGCACGGCAACACTCACCACCCAGGCCGCCCTGTCTGGTGCGGGTGCGGCGGGCGGCACAGGCCTGGCGGTGCTGTCCGTCGGCGGCGCCGGCACCAACCTGGCCAGCGCGTCTGGCGCGGCGGGTGCGGTGGGTGTGGCCACGCTCACCACCCGCGCGGCATTGGCCGGCGCGGGTGCGGCGGGTGCGGCGGGTGCGGCCGATCTCAGCACCGGCACATCGGGTGCGGTGCTGGTGTCCAGTGCCGGTGCCAGCCCGGCAGCCGGCAGCGCCAGCCTGACCACCCGCGCGGCACTGGCAGCCACGCTGGCCATCGCCCAAGCCAGCGCCAGTGCCGCGCTCACCGTGCGCGCCGCGCTGGCCGGCAGCGGCCTGGTGGTGTGGCGTGGTGTGGGCGTGTTTTCGCCGGACGGCGCGGCACTGGACGTGTTCACCACCGACAGCCGCACCCGCGTCGGTGCCGGCGCCTTGACGGCAGACCGTGCGCGCATCGGCGGCAGCGCGCTGGCGGCGGACAGCCGCGACAGCGTCATCACCACCACCGCCGCGCGCCGCATCGGCGGCCGCAGCCTGTAGGGGACCACATGCAGACAGACCTGGTGGCTGGTGACAGCTTGAACTTCCTGACCACGGTGGCCGACTACTCGGCCGCCGACGGCTGGGTGCTGAAGTACCGTTTGGTGCCGCGCAACGCCGCCAACGCCGCCATCCAGCTGACCAGCGTCGCCGAAGGGGCCGACCACCGCGTGCAAGTCTCGGCCATCGCCACAGCCGCCTGGCCGGCCGACACCTACGGCTGGACGGCGTGGGTCGACAAAGGTGCCGAGACCTACACCGTCAGGTCAGGCCAGATCGCCGTGGCGCCGAACCCGCGCACTGCCGCGCCGGGGCTGGACTTGCGCAGCCTGGCGCAGCGCGCGCTGGACGACGCCCGCGCCGCCTTCGCCGCGTGGAAGCCCACCAGCCGCAGCTACCGCATCGGCGACCGCGAGCACGTCTTCAACTCCACGGCCGAGATCCTGCGCGCCATCTCCTACTGGCAGGCCGAGGTCAACCGCGAGAAGGCGGCCGGTGACGCCACCCAGGCCGCTTTGAACAGCGGCCGCTTCTACCTTCGGACCACCCGATGACCGACCGTGCCGTGTTCGACCGGGCCCGCTTGCGCGAACCCGGCAGCGTGATCCTGCGCGACTTCCGCGCCGCCATGGAACTGCGGCGTGCCGGCGGCATGGCCGCCATGCGCCCGGCCGCCAGCAGCCTGCGCAACTTCCAGGCAGCCGAAGCCAGCGCCTTCACCGCGGGATGGGCCAGCTGGAATGCGTCGATCAATGCCCTGCTGCTCAACGCCCTGCCGGTGCTGGTGGCGCGTTCGCGGCAGTGGGCGCGCAACACCGGCATGGGCCGCAGCTTCATGGACAAGGTGCGCCTGGGCGCAGTGGGCCCGGTGGGCTTCACGCTGCAGATGCGCTGTGGCGATTGGCGCCAGGAGAAGGGCCGCTGGGTCTTCCGCCTGGACAAGCTCGCCAACGACGCGGTCGAGCGCGCGTGGGGCGAGTGGTGCCAGCGTGGCAACTGCGAAGCCAGCGGCCGCCTGAGCTTTGCCGACGTCTGCAAGCTGCAGATCGAGACCGCGGCCCGCGACGGCGAGTTCCTGGCGCGGCACCTGCGAGCGCTGCCGGTCAACCGCTGGCGATACCAGATCCAGGTTCTTTCGCCCGACCGGCTGGACGTCAACCACAACGCGCTGCCCGCCAGCGGCAGCGAGGTGCGCCTGGGCGTGCACCGAACAGAGGCAGGCCGCGCCACCGCCTATTCGCTGCTGCGCTACAACCCTGGCGACGCCCGCGGCACCCGGATCATTGAAGAGGTGCCCGCCGCCCATGTGCTGCACGACTTCGTCACGCTCGAGGCCGAGCAGGCGCGCGGCGTGCCGTGGAGCCATGCGGTGCTGCTGGGCTCCAACATGCTGGCGCAGTTCCAGAGTTTCGCGGTGTACGCCGCCCAGGCCGGCGCCAGCCAGATGGGGTTCTTCACGCAGCCGGCCGAAGCCACGCTGCCGATTGATCCCACGCAGATGGGCGCCACCATGTCGCCCGCCACCGGCGAGCTGTCCAAGGAGATGGCCCCCGGCGCGCTGGACCTGTTGCCGCCGGGCGTCGGCTTCGAGCCCTTCGTGGGCCAGTACCCCAGCGACGCCTATGGCCCCTTCGTGGCTCACAACAAGCAAGACACGGCCGCCGGCCTGGGCGTCGCGGTGCACAACCTCACCGGCGACATGACCAAGGTGAACTACAGCTCGGCGCGCATTGCCGAGCTGGCCGAGCGCGACCACTGGCGCGGCGTGGCGCACTGGTTCGTCAGCAGCTTCGTGCAGCCGGTCTTCCGCCAGTGGCTGGAGATGGCCCTGCTGTCCAACCAGATCACGCTGGCCAGCGGCCAGGCCTTGAACGTCAACCGGATGGAAAAGTACCTGACGGGTGCCGTCTTCCGCGGCCGCGGATGGGACTGGGTCGACCCGCTCAAGGAAGTGACCGCCGCCAAGCTGGCGCGCGAGGAAGGCTTCGCCACCCGCAGCCAGATCGTCGCAGCCAAGGGCGGCGACTTTGAAGAGAACGTCATCGAGATCGCGCAAGAGGAAGAGATCCTGCGCGACAACAAAGTCACGCTGGGGGCGGCCCCAGTCACCTCGGCGCCATCAGCGCCAGCGCCTGGTGCGCAACCCATCGACCCCAACGCAGAGGACACCCTGCCATGAGTGAATCCACCGTGAGCCCGCCCAACGCCTACATGCGCCAGTTCGCCGGCCAAGACTGCAAGCGCGCGGTCGGTCTGGTCAGCGTGATCGACGTCGACGCGCGCACCGTCGAGATCGCCTGGGCCTCCGAGATCGTCGGCGACCGCGGGTTCCTGTTTGAAGTACTGGACTGTCAACCTCAATCCGTGCGCCTGGGCCGGCTGGCGGATGGGGGTGCGGTGCTTTTCAACCACGACCAGAACGTGCTGCTCGGCGTGGTGGAAAGCGTGCGGATGGACCCTGATCGGGTGGGCCGGGCGAAGGTTCGCTTCGACACATCCGAGGAAGCCGACAAGCGCTTCCAGCAGGTGGTGAACAAGGTACTGCGCCACGTCAGTGTGCAGTACCGCATTCACGATGCCATCTCCGAAGGCAAGCGCGACGGCGTCGACGTCTTCCGCGTGGTGGATTGGGAGCCTTACGAACTGTCGTTCGTGACGATCCCCTTCGACCACGGGGTGGGCGTTGGCCGCACCGCAGGGCCTGCCGAGCAGCCGATTCCGATCCCCACCCTACCCGCTCAACCAAAGGAAACACGAGCCATGGATACCCCCCAAACCACCACCCAGCAGCCGGCCGCTCCGAGCGCCGACGCCCTGGACATCAAGCGCCGCGACGCCATCATCGAGCTGGGCGTGCGCTACGCCGACTACCTCTCGCTGGCCGACGTGCAGAAGGCCTGCCGTGAAGGCACCAGCGTGCACGACATGCAAGAGCTGGTCATGCAGAAGCTGGCCACCAAGCACACCGACACCCGTGGCGCGCACATCGGCATGAATAAGCGCGAAATCGCGCAGTACAGCATCGCCCGCGCGGTGCGCGCCATGGTCACCGGCGACTGGGGCGATGCCGGCCTCGAGCGCGAAGCCAGCGCAGCCGCCGCCAAGCGCTTCGGCACAGGCACCAGCGGCTTGCTCCTGCCGATGGACATGCTGGCCTCACGGGACTTCACCGCGGGCACGTCCAACGAAGCCGGCAGCCTGATCAGCTCGGAACTCAGGCCTGATCTGTTCGCCGACGTGCTGCGCAACCGCCTGGCCATGGGTCGGCTTGGCGTGACGATGTTGTTTGGCTTGTCCAGCAACGTCGACATCCCGCGCAAGCTGACCGCAAGCTCGTTGGGCTACCTGACGGAAATCGCCGCCTCGGCCGAGACCAACCCCACCACGGGCAAAGTCTCGCTGACGCCAAAGCGCATCGGTGGCTACGTCGAGTTTTCCAAACAGGCGGTCATCCAGAGTGCTCTTGCAGTCGAGCCCCTGCTGCGCCAGGACATCTATGCCGCGTACCAGGATCAGTTCGAGAACGCAGCCATCAACGGCAGCGGCGCGGGCGCCAACCCGCGCGGCATCCGCAGCACCAGCGGCATCGGCGCGGTGGTGGGTGGCACCAACGGTGCACAGCTCAACTGGGGGCACATCGTGGGCCTGGAGTCGGCCTGCGCCAACGTCAACAGCGAGCCCGACGCTGGCAGCGGTTACCTGGTCAACACCCGCACCCGCGGCTGGGCCAAGCAAACGCTCAAGGCCGCCGCGCTGCCCTTCATCTGGGACAACGGCGGCACGCCGCTCAACGGCTACATGGCACAGGTCACCAACACGGTGCCCAACACCTTGGTCAAGGGTTCGTCGGGTGCCGTGTGCAGCTCGGTCATCTTCAGCTCCAACTGGAACATGCTGGTGATGGCCACCTTCGGCGCCGTGGAGATCCTGTACGACGACAAGATTCTGGCGACCACGGGCATGAATCGCCTGACCTTGAACGCCTTTGTCGACATCGGCTGCCGCCGGGCTGCCGACTTCGCCAGCATGGAAGACGCGCTCACCGCCTGACGCCGGGCCCATCGGCGCACACCACGCCCGCCGGGCCTGCCTGGCGGGCGTTTCCGTTTCAACTGTTCATCACCCCTTCTGGAGAACCCACCATGTTTGGAAACAACGACGGCAAGCCGGTCGACATCGTCATCACCGAGCACACCTACATCGACGGCGATCTGCAGATCGCCGGCACCGAACTCAAGGCCGTGCCCGTGGCCTTGGCCATGGAATTGGCGGGCGCCGGCAAGGCGCGCCTGGCCACCCCCGCGGCCAAGAAGGCAGCCAAGGCCTCCGCCGAGGCCTGACCCGCCATGGCCATGACCGAAGACCTGTCGGTGTTCTTCAGCGACGCAGACTTTGCCGAGTCCGTGGTGCTGGACGGGGTGCCTGTGCTGGGCATCTTTGACAACGCCCCGGCGGAAGTCTTCGGCATGGCCACGCACACCCCGCGGCTGCGGCTGCCCAGCGCCGATGCGGCGGCCGTCACCGCCGCCAGCGTGCTGCTGGCGCGTGGCGTCACCTACCGCGTGCGGCCGGCGCCGCAGCACGACGGCACAGGCGTCTGCACGCTGTGGCTGGAGCGCCAGCCGTGAACCACCAACGCCACCTCATCCGCGAGGCCGTGGTCACCCTGCTGGCCGCGGGCGGCACCCCGGCGGGCAGCCGCGTCTACGACGAACCCTACGACCCGCGCACCGACTTCCCCGCGCTCACCGTGTGGGACGTCACCGAGCAGCAGGCCCCGGTCACCCGCCACGCCGACGCCGGCCGCGCCATCGAGCGCGTGCTGGTGCTGGAGGTGCGGGCCGAGGTGCAGCAAACCGCCGCCGCGGCGCGGGCGCGCGACCAGCTGCTGGCCCATGTGGAAGCCCTGCTCGCCAGTGCCGGCCTGGCGGGCGTCAAGAGCATCACCCCGGCGGGCTACGCCCCGCAGCAAGACCAGGCCGGCGAGCGCCCCATCACGGTGGGGCGCCAGCGCTTCGAGATTCTGTACTTCACCGCGCAGGGCGACCCTGCCACCCCCCTCTGACCCACCTCACCTGGAGAACCCACCATGCCCATGCAAACCGGCGTCGGCCTCGTCATCGCCTACAAGAAGGAGGCGTCCTACGGGGTGCTGCCCACCAACGACGCATCCGCCAAGCAAGTACGGCGAGAAAGCTTCGGTCTGAGCCTGAAGAAGGACAGCATCCGCTCCGCGGAGCTACGCAAAGACTACCAGCGCCCCGCCAGCCGGCACGCCATGCGTAAGGTCGACGGTGGCATTCAATGCGAACTGAGCCTGGGCACCTATGCGGACTTCATCGGCTCGGCGCTGCGCCGCAACTTCGCGGCGGTGACCAGCCTGACCGCGCTGACCAACGTCACGGCCACCGTGGGCGCGCCGCAGTTCGTGCGCGCTACCGGCAGCTGGATCACCGATGGCCTGCGCGTGGGCATGGTGGTGCGCTGCACCGGCTGGACGACCACCGGCGTGGCCAACAACGCCAAGAACTTCACCATCATCGCGCTCACCGCCACGCAGATGACGGTGGCCGAGACCGTGGCCGCCAAGACCGCGGGCGACAGCGTGGTCTTCAGCATCCCGGGCAAGGTCACCTACGTGCCGGCATCCGGCCACACTAACGATTCGTACAGCGTCGAGCAGTGGGCGCCTGACGCCGTGCAGTCGCTGCGCTTCCTGGGGCTGAAGGTCGGCGGGTTCAGCATGAGCCTGCAGAGCAATGAAAAGGTCAGCGTCACCTTCAACTTCATGGGGCAGGACCGCGCTAAGTCCACCACGCAGTACTTCACCCTGGCCACCGCCGCCGGCACCAGCCAGATGCAGACCGGCCTGTCGGGCGCCGTGTACTACAACGGCGTCCCCGTGGGCGTGCTCACGCAGCTCACGCTGGACGTCAGCGGCAACGCCGACACCCTGGGCGTGGTGGGCAGCAACATCACGCCGGACGTGTTCATGGGTGCGCTGGACGTCAGCGGCAGCCTGTCGGTGGCGTGGAAGGATGGCGTCTTCGACGACGATTTTGACCTCGAGGCCGAGCGCCCGCTGGTCATCAAGCTGCTGGACAGCGCGGCCGCCGCGGCCGACTTCATGACGCTGACCATGCCCTTCGTCAAGCTCAGCGGCGGTGACCAACCTGACGCCGAGAAGGCCATCATCCAGTCCTTCCAGTTCGACGCGCGGGTGGGCGACGGCAGCCTGGGCTACGAGACCACCACGCTGATGGTGCAGGACAGCCTGGCCTAATCATGGCATTCGACCGCACCAAGACCCCCACCGTGCGCTCAGTCTCCGAGGCTGGCTACCGCTTCGAGCTGACCGATCCCCAGGGCCGCCCACAGGGCGTGTTCATCACCGTGCGCGGCGCCGAGAGCGAAGCCCTGCGCGCCCACCTGGGCCAGCAGGTGCAGGACGACCTGCAGCGCGAGGTCCAGGCCCGCAAGCGCGGCCGCGAGACCGACATCAAGAGCATCGACGCCCGCGTGGCCGAGGCGCTCGAGCTGGCGGTGGTGGCCACCATCGGCTGGGAAGGCTTCGAGGACAACGGCGCGCCGCTGCCCTTTACCCCCGACGCCGCGCGCGCGCTGTACCGCGACTTCAGCTGGATCAGGGCCGCCGTCATCCGCGAGGCGCTGGAACTGGGAAACTTCGCGCACAGCTCGTCGCCGAGCTGTGCGCCCACGCCGACGCCGAGTTCGCCCTCAGCCTGACCATCAAGGCTGGCCGGCCGCTGCGCGAGCACTACCTGACCGTGCAAAGGGCCACCGGCGAAGTGCCGGCCGCCCTCATCACGCCGCAGGCACCGGCGGCGCTGTGCTACCTGCTGGCCTGGTTTGAAGAGATCGGCAGCGCGCGGCAAGAGGACATGAACGGGCCCGCGCCCATCACCTGGCAAGACATGCATGGGTGGGCCACCGTCACCGGCACGCCGCTGCAGCCCTGGGAGGCGCGGGCGCTGCACCAACTGGACGTGCTGTGGCGCGCCGCGTGGGCCGCCGGGCGCGAAAAGCGGCCAGCCAAGAAAGCGAGCGACTGATGGGCTTCGACATCACCAAGAAAATCCAGTTCGTGCTGGGCATGACCGGCGACGACGCCGTCAAGAACGCCACCAAGGGCGTGACCGACGGCTTCCTCAACACCGACAAGGCAATCAGCATGGCCAAGGCTGCGCTGGTGGGCCTGGCCGGCATTGCCAGCGTCAACGTGTTCAAGGACATGGTGATGGGCGTCATCGACGCCACCGGCAAGCTGCACGACCTGAGCATTCAGTCGGGCATGTCGGTGGCCGCTTTGGCGCAGTTCAAGGGAGTCGGGGCGTACACGTCGACGGCCATTGAGGACATCGTCGGAGCGAGCAACAAGCTCGCCAAGAGCCTGGCCGGCCAGAACGAAGAAAGCAATGGCGCCGCGCAGGCCATCAAGGCCTTGGGCCTGGACTTCAATGCCTTCAAAGCGCTGGCGCCAGAGCAGCAGACGTTGGCTGTGGCCAAGGCGATGGATCAGTTTGCTGACGGCACCGGCAAGAGTGCAGCGGCCATGATGTTGTACGGGAAAGAGGGCGCGAAGCTACTGCCTTTCTTCCAGGACCTGGCCGACGAGTCCGGCAAGATAGAAGCGGCGCTCACCGAGCAAGAGAAGGCGGCCAAGGCTGCGCAGGGCGCCATGGCCGACGCCTTCGGCGACAACCTCACGGCACTGCGAAAGAACGGTGAAGGCTGGAAGAAGGAGCTGGCGCTCGGGCTGTTGCCCGCGATGTACGAGGTCAGCGAAGTCTTCAAGTCCATGGTCGGAGGCACTGGTGGTCTGCGTGAGCAGATTGGCAAGCTGGCCGCAGACGGCACCCTGGCCGATTGGGGTCGCAACGCCGGAACGATCCTGTCCTACTTCGTGGATGTCGGGCAGGCGGCGTGGCGTGTCGTTAGCTCCATCGTCAAGGCGTTCATCGGCGCCGGGGTCCAGTTCGGGATCGTCATGGAGTCGATCTTCGGCCAGGCCGGGGCAGTAGAGCAGGCGCTGGCGGGAAACTTCAGCGGCGCTTTCGATAGGCTCAAGGCGGGATTCAGGGAGGCGGGGGCAGCTGGCCGCGAAGCGTCGGCCGATATCGAGAATTCCTGGAGTGCACCGCTGCTGGGCCAGACCTTCCGCGATCGCATGGCGGACATCAAGGGGGTGGGTGTCGCGGCTCGCGACATCAGACCCGACCTGGATGTGAGCGCCCCGGTTGAGAAGACGAGCAAGGCGGTCAAGGTAGCGACTGATGGAATGATCGGCCTGGTGGGCAAGATCGGCGAGCTGATCGCCCAGCAGGCCCTGCAGATCACCACCGGCGACAAGCTCACCGCGGCTGAAAAGCTGCGCATTGAGGTGACGCAAAAGCTCACCGGCGCTGCGCGCGATGCCGCGCTGGCCGCCCTGAACGTGGCCGATGCGCAGGAAGATCTGATTGCCAACGCCAAGGCCGAAGAGAAGGCCGTCGCCGATTTGTACAAAGCGCGCCAGCAAGAGGCCGAGCAGGCCCAGCGCCGCGCCGATGACCTGGTGGGCCAGGTGCAGCGGCAAGAGGAAGAAAACCTCAAGCTCGGCATGACGGCCGATGCCTACGCGCTGCTGGAGATCGCGCGCCTGAATGACCAGAAGCGCCTGGCCGACCTGGCCGTGCAACAGGACGAATACCTGGGCCTGTGCAACGCCGAGACCGAAGCCCACCGGCAAACCGCGCAGGCCCTGGGCGACCTGGTGGCCGCCAAGGAGAAGGGCGTGTACCTGCAGGGCGCGCAGGCCGCCGTCGCCGCGTGGAAGAGCGCGGCAGACGCCATCGGCAGCGGCATCACCAAGGCCTTGATGGACGCCTTTAGCACGGGCGGCAACTTCTTCGACAAGCTCTGGAACGGCATCGTCGCCACGTTCAAGAACACGGTGCTCAACCTGGCCGTCAATGCGGTGCAAAGCGGCGTCAGCAGTGTGGTGCAAGGCGCCGGCGCTGCGGCCGTCAGCGGCTACCAGCAAACCGGCTCACTGATGGGGGGCGCCAATTCGGTCTACCAGTACGGCAGCGGGCTGGTGGGTGGCGGGGCCACCTACGGGGCCGGCACCACCACCATGGGCGCCTCCACGGCCTACGGTGGTGCGGCGGCCGAGGTGGTGGGCGCCGAAGGCGGCGCGGCCGCGGCCGGCACCTCCATGATGGCCTACGCCGGCTACGCGGCGCTGATCGCCGCGGCGGCCGTGCAGGCCAGCAAGGACTACGACGCCGGCTACAACCGCGACCGGGCGCGCAGCACCGGCACGGTGATCGGCGACGCATCGGCGCGGTGGAGCGAGTTCACCGCCAAGCTCGGCCTGTCGGACAAGTGGGCCGACATCCTGGGCGGCGCCACGCTCACCGCGCGCCTGGGCGACGCGCTGGGCCTGGTGCGCACGCAGCACCAGGGCAGCGTGGTGGGTGTGGACGCCAGCGGCCGCACCAGCACGCTGATGGGTGACAGCTCGCAGATCACCGCCAACTACTCCGAGGGCATGGACGGGGCCCTGCGCGTGCTGGCCAGCACCAGCACCAGCATGGTGAAGGACCTGGACGCGCTGTTCGGCAACACCGGCTCATTCACCGCGGTGGCCAAGTTCGCATCCGATGGGCGCGACCCTTCCATCGGGCAGTTCGCGCTGCAGAACAACGGCCAGCAGATCGGCTACGTGGGCAACGGCGCGGACTACGCCAAGTACGCCGACGACGCCGCGGCCGCGCTGGACGCCTACGCCAACGCCGTGGCCGGCGCCACGCGTGATGCGCTCAACACGCTGGACTTACCGCAGTGGGCGGCGGCGATGGTCAAGAAGATCAGCGACGCCACCAACTTTGCGGACCTGGCCAAGGTGACCGACGCCATCACCGCCTGGCAACGTGCGCTGACCGACGTAACCAGCGCAGTTGAGCCCCTGGGCGGTGTGTTCGCCAAGCTCGGCGGCCTGTCCAGCGATGCAACCAACCAACTGATCGAATTTGCCGGCGGCATTCAGGCCTTCCTGCAAAAGACCGCCAGCTACGTCGACCTGTACTACAGCGATGACGAGAAGATGGCCCTGAAGGCGCAGTCCATCGTCAAGGCGCTGGATGCCGTGGGGCTTGACAGCCGCGGCGCCACCGAGAAGGACCAGCTGCGCCAGGTGATGGATGCGCTGGACCCCAGCACCCAGGCCGCGCGCCAGCAGATGGTGGCGCTGTTGGATGTGGCGGGCGGGTATGCCACCGTGTCGGCCTACCTGGAAAAGCAGAGCCTGTCGCTGGGTGAGCTGGCTGCCATGGCGCCGGTTACCACGTCACTGGACGCGCTGGGCGCCATCACCCAGGACACTGCGGCCGCCGCGCGAGAGACCGCCACCAACACGGCGGAGGTGGCCGACGCCACGCAGCAGACCGCCACAGCCGTCACCGAGCTGGCCACCGCCACCACCGAGCAGACAGACGCGCTGGCCACGGGAATTGATCGCATGATCGCCCTGCTGTCTGAGGTGGCGGCCAAGCTCACGGCCATCGATCGCACCCTGGTGCATGCCGAGGCCGCCCCGTGAGCGATGCCGTCAAGCGCTTTGTGGCCGAGATCACGCTGACCACCGATGCCGGCGGTGGCACGACCACCTTCTACGCGGCGACGTCGGGGTTTTGCACCACGCCGGCCGACACGCCGGCAGACACCTACATCCCGGGCCGGCTGGTCAGCCCGGGGGTGTTTTCGCGCTCGCTGTTCAGCGGCGGGCGCGTGACGGGCGCGGTCAAGCCCAACTTTGGGGACCTGCTCATCGCCAACGATGACGGCGCCTATGACGACTGGCTGGGGTACGGTGTATCCGGCGGCAAGGTCACTGTGCGCTGGGGCGACGAGGGGGCCGCGTATCCGGCCGGCTATTCCACGGTGTTTGTGGCCTACGGCCACAGCATCCGGGCGGCCATCACGCCGGGGGCCAGCAGCAGCCTGCAGCTGCGCGTGCGCAGCCGCGACTACTTGCTGGACAGGCCCATCCTCACCGCCAGCTTTGCCGGCACCGGGGGGCTGGAAGGCACCACCGCGGTGGCCGGCAAGCTCAAGCAATTTGTCAGCGGAGACCCCGGCTTTATCCCGGCGCCGCTGATCGACAGCGCGCTGCAGTTGTACTACGTCCAGTCCACCGGGGCGGGCGGTTTCGGGGCGTCGTTCAAGTGCTACGTGGGCGGGGTGGAAGTTACGCGCGGGGCTGACTACACCAGCGACAGCGACTGCCTGACCAACGCGCCCGCTGCGGGCCAGTGCCGCTTCTGGTTTGGCTCTGGGGGCAATGGCCCGGTGCACATACGCCTGGATGCAGCGCCGCAGTATGAGCCGCGCGTGCAGGCGCTGGGCTACCAGGCCGGTGGCGGCGCGTGGTCTTTGACCGCCATGGCCGCGCTGGCCGGCATCAGCGGCGGCAGCGGCAGCGGCAGCGTCGGCGCGCAGCTGGTTGACGACCCGGTGGTCACCTACGCGCAGGCCATGAGTGATGCGTGCGTGGCGCAGTTCGGGTACTTTGGCATGACGCGGCTGGACGCTTTTGTGGCGGGCACGTTTGACGTGCCAGGCGCCGTGCCCGTGGCGGCCTGGGACGCGCACACCGCCGGCCGCTGGCAGCGGACGCCGCCGCCGGACAGTGCGGTGCCCGTGGGGCGTGTGTCCGTGCAGGCTGGCCGTACGTGGCCCACAGCGCTGGCGGCAGGGGCATCGGCCACCATGCGGGACTACCTGCAACGCGCGCCCGTCTGGTGCGCGTTTGCGGCTTCGTCAGCGCCCACGCTGCTGGCCAACCCCGGCGCCGACGCGCAGCAGTACAGCCTGCGCGGCCGGCACTTTCAGTCGGCGTTTGACCAGAGCACCTGGGTCAGCGGCTTCTTCGCCCGCTACGGTGTGCGCCGCGACTATTGGACGCTGACCGTGCCGATGAGCAATGCGAACCTGGCCGTGGAGCTGTGCGACACCGTGCAGATCAAGCTGCCCCGGTACGCGCTGGATGCGGGCAAGCTGATGCGCGTGATCTCGCAGCAGATCGACTGCGACCGCGGCGAGATCACCTTTGGGGTATGGGGCTGATATGTCGAATCTGCTACTGGGCGTCCCCAACCGCGTGGACGGCGCAACCCTGACTGGCGGCGCGTGGCGGGCTGGCTTGCCGCTGGCCAACCTGGCCGACGGGCAGTTTGCCAAAGTGGCGCGCAGCACCGACGCCGCGCTGGCCAGCACCTTGTTCGACAGCGACCTGGGCGCCGCGCGAGCGCTGCGCATCGTGGCCTTAAGCAACCACAACCTGGGGCGCTACGCCACCTGGCGCGTGACGCTGGGCAGCGCGCCAGGTGGTGCGGATCTGCATGACAGCGGGTGGATGCCCGTGTGGCGCATGACGCTGGACAACGAGCTGCTGCGCTGGGAGAGCCCCGCCTGGTGGGTGGGCACCGCCAGCGATGAATTCATCGGCGCGCCATTCCCGGCGGTGTACGCGCTGCCGGATTGGCACAGCGCCCGGTACGTGCGCGTGGAGCTCAACGACACCACCAACGCAGCCGGCTATGTGCAGATCGGCCGCGCGCACATCTGCAACGCCATCCAGCCGCTGGTGAATGCCACCTATGGCCTGGCCGACGGGTGGACGGACCTGAGCACCAGCACCCGCGCCGAGAGCGGGGCCCGGTGGTTTGCCGCGCGGCGGCGCATTCGCACCGTGCGCTTCAACCTGGAACGCACCACGCTGGGTGAGGGCGATGTGCTGTATGAGCTGCTGCGCAGCGCCGGCACGGTGGGTGAGGTGTTCTATGTGCCAGACCCCGCTGAGATGGCGGCCAGCCAGCGCTACGGGTTCGCCGCACGGCTGTCGCAGCTCAGCGCACTGAGCTACCCGCGGCCGGCCAGCCGCGCCATCCCATTCAGCCTTGAGGAAATCATCTGATGACTGCGGTCACCATCCAGAGCAACGAGTACAGCGACGACGGCAGCAAGCCGCGCGACATGCTCAACGGGGGCCACCGCACGTGGTTCTTCCCGCTGGTGCAGGACGTGGTGACGACCGCCGGCCAGGTGGCCGTCAACGCGGGCAGCGCGGCCACCAGCGCGTCCAATGCCGCTGCCGTGGCCGGCAGCACGCAGGGCACGTCCACCACATCACTGACGGTGGGCACCGGGGCCAAGACCCTGACCACCGGCACGGGCAAGCAATTCGGCGTTGGCAGCTATGTGACGATCTCGCGCACGTCGGTGCCCACCACGCTGATGCATGGCGTGGTGACGGCGTACAACAGCGGCACCGGCTCACTGAGCGTGACCGTGGGCGTGGCCGCGGGCAGCGGCACGTTCACAGACTGGACCATCGGGCTTTCAGGCCCGCAGGGCGCCACCGGCCCCACGGGCAACGGCAACATCCCGTATGCGGCCAAGACGGGCGCCTACACCGTTGTCGCGGGCGACGCGGCCAAGCTGATCGACGCCACCAGCGGCACCTGGACGATGGCCTTCCAGGCCTGTGCCACGCTGGGCGCCAACTGGGCCACCTATGTGCGCAACAGCGGCACCGGGGACATCACGCTGGACCCCAACGCATCGGAGACCATCGACGGCCTGACCAGCTACGTCATGTACCCCGGCGAGGCTCGCCTCATCGTGTGCGACGGCACCGCGCTGCGGTCGGTGGTGCTGCGGCCGTTTGTGCGCACCTTTGCGTCATCGGGCACATTCACCAAGCCGCCGGGCTACCAGATGCTGGGCGCGCAGTGCTGGGGCGGCGGCGGCTCTGGCGGCAAGTCCAGCGCATCCAACTACGCCGGCGGCGGCGGCGGCGGCGCGGCCCCGATAGGGCTGTGGCCTGCCGCCGCGGTGGGCGCCACCGAGACCATCACCATCGGCGCCGGCGCCACGGGGCCCTCAGCGGCCAACACCAACGGTGCGGTCGGCGGCACCACCTCGCTGGGGGCGTTGCTGCTGGCCTATGGCGGCGGCGGCGGCGGTCAAGCCGCCTCGCAGGCCGGCGGCGGCGGCGGCGGCGGTGCGGGATCGGCCGGTGGCGCGGGGGGGACTGGCACTGGCGCGGCCGGCGTCGGCCAAACGGGCGGCGAGGGCGGCAGCAACGGGCAGGCTGGGTTGTACGGTGGCGCGGCCGGCGGTACGTCCAACCTGGCAGCCGGTGCGCCCAACGCCGCCTGGTGCGGCGGCGGCGGCGGCGCCGCGCTGGCCAATGCCACCTTTGCTGGGGTGGCCGGCGGCACGTCGCGCTTTGGCGGTGCGGGGGGTGCATCGGTGCAGGCCGCGTCTGGGGGCGATGGGGCCGCACCAGGTGGTGGCGGCGGTGCCACGCAAACCGGCACCAAGGCGGGTGACGGTGCGCGCGGCGAGTGCCGCATCTGGGGGGTTGTCTGATGGCTCGTTATGCACTCATCCAGGCCGGCGCGGTGGCCAACATCATCGAGGCCGACGCGGCGTATGCGCAGACGCTGGGCGCCGTGGCGGCCGCAGGGGCGGCCATCGGAGACCTGTGGGACGGCGCCGTGTTCACGCGCCCGGCGCATGTGGTGCCGGTGCCCGCTGTGGTGACGCGGCGGCAGGCCAAGCAAGCGCTGGCGCTGGCCGGCAAGCTGGCGCTGGTGCAGCCCGCCATCGATGCCATTGCGGACGCCACGCAGCGCGGCCTGATTCAGATCGAGTGGGACGACAGCCTCAACTTCGAGCGCACGCGCCCATCGCTGATCATGCTGGCCACAGGGCTTGGCCTGTCCAGCGCTGACCTGGACAACCTGTTCATTTTGGCGGGGGGGCTTGAATGAGCGACGCCGAGCCATGGGACGGTGCCGAGCGCCGCAGCGCACCGCTGCACCTCATCAAGTACGTGGACGGCAGGATGTTGGAACACACCCAGCACATCGAGCAAATCCTGCGCGACCACGTTACCGACGAGATGCACCGCTTCGGATCGATCCAGCACGCAATTGACGAGTTGGCAAGGGTATCCCGCGAGCGCCACGAGCAAACGCTCAGCCAGTGGGAAACCCACCTGTCCAGAACCGAAGCCATGGAGCAAGCGTTTTTGGAGGACCACCACGGCAAGCCCGACTTCAATGGCCACCACGCAGACCACAGCGTCAGGGCCAAGGCCGGCGCGTGGTGGGCCGACGTGAAGAACAAGACCACCACCAAGCTCATCGAATGGGCATCGGTGGCGCTGGCAGCGTGGCTGATTCTAAACTTTTGGCAGGCGTTTTTGAAAGGACCGACACCGTGAACACCAAGACCACCACGATCCGCGCAATCGACATTTTCCAAGGGCTCGGCAACGACCGAGACGGTATTCCGTTTCGCTGGCTCACGAGCCTTGTCGAAAAGGTGCGCGCCGTCGTGCCGGACGACGAGGAGGACACTTGCAAGGTGTATGGGGCAGCCGGGTTAGCCTTCCGCTACGAGCACCGGCTGACTGAGCAGGAAGTATTGGCTGAGAAGATCGCGGCTCTGGAAGCCAAGCTGCAAGCGGTGCGCGGGCTACTGCCGGCATCGGGCCCGGTGTCGATTGACGGCGAACGGCTGCGCGAAATCCTGGGCTGACAGATGCGCCTTGACTCCGCCCTGCTGCGCGCCGCAGTCGGCTGCACGGCCGATCTGGCGGACATCTACGCCGACCACCTGGCCTATGCGTGCGCGATGCACGACATCACCAGCCCCGTGCGGCTGGCGGCTTTTCTGGCACAGGTTGGGCACGAGAGCGGCAGCCTCAAGCACACGGCTGAGCTGTGGGGACCGACCGATGCACAGCGCAGCTACGAGGGCCGCAAGAACCTGGGCAATGTCCAGATCGGCGACGGGTTCTTCTTCAGGGGCCGTGGTCTGATCCAGGTCACCGGCCGCGCCAACATGACGCAGATGGCCGAGTGGCTGGGCCTGGACCTCCTTGGGTCGCCCGAGCTGTTGGAGCAGCCGCGCTGGGCGGCGTTGAGCGCCGCAACGTGGTGGGCCCGGCACGGCTGCAACCAACTGGCCGACGCTGGGGACTTCGAGGCGCTGACGCGCAGGATCAACGGCGGCATCAACGGCTTGGACGACCGGCTGAAGCGCTGGGAGCGGGCCAAGGCGGCGCTGGCCGCCACTACCCCAGCGCCTGCGAAAGAACCGCCGCCCGTGCTTACAGACGCGCCGGCAACCGCCCCGCCTATGAAAGCCCCGCCGCGGCCGGACCAAGAACCCTACATCCAACCGGAGGCAGCCACCATGCCCATCGCACCCATCATCGGCGCCCTGCTGCCGAGCCTGATCGAAGCCATCCCCAAGCTGGGCAAGTTGTTCGGCAGCGGCAGCGCGGTGGCCGAACGCAACATTGCCGCCGCCACGATGGCCATGGAAGTGGCGCAGCAGGCCACTGGCGCCATCAACGCGCAAGCGGCCATCGAGGCCATCAAGGCAGACCCCGCGGTGGCGGCGGCAGCGGCCAAGGCCGTGGAAAGCCGTTGGCTGGAGATCGCCGAAGCCGGCGGCGGTGGCATCGACGGGGCGCGCAAGGCAGACACGCAGGCATCCGGCGGCGTGTGGTGGAAAAGCTCGAGCTTCCTGGTGGCCGGCATGCTGCTGCCGCTGGTGTACCTGTTGGTGCTGAGCCTGATCGGCATCATCGGCACCGCCACCTGGTCAGACGACGTGCGCGCCGGCCTGGCTGGCAGCCTGATCAGCGCCATCATCGGCGGCCTGGTGGGCTACTACTACGGCCAGACCGCCAGCCGCAACCGGACGCCGGCGGCGTGATGTCACGCGCCTGTGCAGGCCTGTCGCGCCGTTGTCCCGTGGTCAGGCGGTTTTTGGCTTCTTGGAAGCGCGTAAGTCGTTGATTTTCAGCACCTGAGCGCCCTGCGAACGGGTTGTGATTCTGGTCGTCGTGGGTTCGAGTCCCATCAGCCACCCCACCCTATGAGAATCGGCCCCTTCGGGGGCTGTTTTCTTGGCCTGATCAGACTGCACTTGTCGCGCCGTTGCAGCAGGACCGATGTTGCCGGCCCATGCCGCGACGTGGCCGGGCGCCAGGTGCGCGTAGCGCTGCAGCATGTCGGCCGATGCCCACCCGCCCAGTTCCTGCAGCGCGCTGTCTGGCGTGCCGGCCATGCGGTGCCAACTGGCCCAGGTGTGCCGCAGATCGTGCCAGCGCAGATTGGGCAGGCCGGCGCGGATGCAGGCTTTTCGCCAGGCGGCGCTGCTGGCCTTGCCGGTTGGGGCTTCCCAGGTCAGGCGCGGCTTGTCCTCTGGGCGCCGCTTCTTGGCCCAGCGCGGCGCCGGGAACACCCAGCGCTTGTGCGTGCCTTGCTGGCCGCGCAGCACATCCAGCGCATCGGCATTCAGTGGCACAGACAATGCCTTGTCGGCCTTGGCCTGGTCGGCGTGCACCCATGCCGCGGCGCGCTGCAGATCCACCTGCGACCATTCCAGCAGGCGTACGTTGCTTTCGCGCAGGCCGGTAGCCAGCGCGAATCGGGCCATGGCGCGCAGGTGCTCTGGCAGCTCGGCCAGCAGCGCCAAGGCCTGTTCGTGCGTGATCCAGGAAGTGCGGCCTTTGGCCTCGTGCAGCTTGGGCACGGGTGGCGGCGCCGGCAGCCAGCCGCGGGCCTGGGCATGCCGCAGGATGCGCGACAAGTCGGATAGGTAGCGGTTGACGGTGGCCGGCGACAGCGGATGCGGCGCCGGCGGTTTGCGACCATCCTGCTGGGCAGCTTTGATCTCTGCGGCGTTGGATGGCTCGGCCTGGCGCTCGCTGCTGATGCGCCGAACAACGTCGGCGGTGATGCTGGTCAGCGCTTGGCCGGCCAGCCTGGCAGACAGCCAGCGTAGGTTACGCTTCGCCTCTTCGATGCTGCGCAGGTGCTGGTGTTCGGCCAGCCACGACAGGACGGCATCATCCCAGGTGTGCCGCGGAGCTTCGCCTAGTCGGTGCTGGCGCCACTGATCGCGGTAAGCCGTGGCGGCCCATTCCTTCGCCGCGGCCTCGTCTGCGGTGCCAGTGCTGCGAGTAAATCGCGCCCCGCCCGGGACGGTGAAGTCAACCCACCAGGTGCCGCGCGCACCGCGTCTGTAGACCCGCATGCCTGATCTCCTGCCGTTTTGGCTTGACTGTACTGGCCACGCAGCCACGCTATCACGTCATCATCGATGAACAGCCAGCAGCGTCCCACCTTGGCCGCCGGCAGGCCGCGTGCGCGGATGGCCTCTGTCACGGTGTCTTCGTGAGAGTGCAGCAGCTGCGCGGCTTGGGGTAGGGTCAGCACCTGGGGCATGTCAAGCCATCGCATCAAGCGGGCTGCGCACGCCGCTGGCTCCCGTGTTGGCGACGTGGGTGTAGATCATGGTGGTGCTCACGTCGCTGTGGCCCAACAGTTCCTGAATGGTGCGGATGTCTTGGCCGTTTTCCAGCAGGTGCGTGGCAAAGCTGTGCCGAAGGGTGTGGGCGGTTACGTGCTTGTTGATGCCGGCGCGCTGCGCGGCGCGGGCCAGGGTGCGGTTCAGCGTCTTGTCGTGCAGGTGGTGGCGGCGGATGGCGCCGGTCTTCGGGCAGGTGCTGTAGTCATCGGCCGCAAACACCCACTGCCACGCCCACTGGCGCGGTGCGTTGGGGTACTTCTGCGCCAGGGCGTGGGGCAGTTCCACGTCCACCATGCCGCGCATGGTGTCCAGCGCGTGCATCTGCGCGCGTTTGGCCAGCTGGGCGAGCAGGCCATCGGCCAGCGATGCGGGCAGCATGGTGGTGCGGTCTTTGCCGCCTTTGCCGTCGCGGATGGTGATGGTGCGGCGGTCAAAGTCCAGATCCTGCACGCGCAGGCGCAGCACGTCACTGCGGCGCATGCCGGTGCCATACACCAGCGCCACGGCCAGACCGGCGCTGGTGCGCGGCAGTTGCGCCAGCACGGCTTTTATCTCTGGCTGGCTGAGCACGCGCGGCAGGCGTTGCGGCTGTTTGGCGCGGGTGACGTTTTCAAGCCACGGCAGAGTCATGCCTAGCACTTGCCGGTACAGGAACAGGATGGCGGCCAGGGCCTGGCGCTGGGTGCTGGCAGCCACGTCGCGCTCCGTGGCTAGGTGCGATAGCCATGCCTCTACGCGGTCGCCGCCCAGCGTGGCTGGGTGCTTCATGCCGGCCCAGCGCACAAACTGCTTGTACCAGCGGACGTATGAGCGTTCAGTGGCCAGGCTGTAGTGGCGCACGCGGCAGGCTTCGCGGATGCGTTCTTCCAGTTTTGGCGGCTGCGTGGATGTGTTATCGGACATGGCGCGCGTTATCGGACAGGTGGTGTCTGAGAATTGGAGTTAGGCCACAAGACCAACATCATTGGTTCGCCAGCCAAGGAGGAATTTTCCCGGCTGCCCACTTCTTCTTGTTTGCGTTGTGCTTGCTGTTTTCCGTGTGCTGCACTGTCAGGTTGCCCATTCCGGGCACCTTCTTGGCCTTTTCAGCATCGCACTTCAGCCCGCACGGCGCGTGTATCAGCAGCTTTGTCGGCTTGCCGCAAACTCTGCACAAGCCCGTTTTTTTCCATGTCGGAGATAGCGGTTTCATCGTCTTCCTCTATGTGCGTTGTGGCCTAACACGTCGGTCAAGCGGACGGCGGAAAAGCACCGCCGCCGCTTACCTTGTCGTTATGCAGCACCAACAGCCGCCGCATCCTGCTTCGCCCGCATCGCTTCGTGTTCGGCCGTCTTGGCATCGAACCA